ATAAGCCGCTTCTGGAGTCCCTGTCCTTGATGAGTTGGTACAACGCCTGCGCGACATAGGTACATAGTGTCAGACCAACGAGTAGAGGGGACAATACCACCAAAGCCAACGGCTTCACCATTTTGCGCGTAAACAACATGCCAGTATCCTTGTGTAATTGGGTAAATTTTGTCGTAGGGAAGACATGCTTTTTGAAGCAAAGTCAACAACTGCACCACCTCTGGCTGACGGGTATCAACAAGGACGACACGGTATTTCATGAGCGTATGATGCCAACAAATTGTGACAAGAAAAATAAGTGTTGCACACTTAAAAATACCGTGATATAAACACAGTAATCCGGGCTTTCCGGTGCATCAAACAGTCCCGGCTGACGACATACAGATTGATGCACTTAACTTGTATGTAAGGAAAAATCATGGCAAATACCACGTTCAATGGCCCAGTACGTTCCGAAAATGGCTTTCAAGACATTTCTATTAGCCCAACCACTGGCGCTGTTACTGTTGACGCTACGTTCGGCACAGCTACTAGCGTGACTACTTTGGCTGCTACAACTGTAACAGCCACAAATCTGGTTTTTACAGATCAGAATCACCCAACAACCGCCGCTATCAACGCAACGGCTACAGCCACCGCAGCAGAAGTTGCTACAGGCTACATCACTTCTACTTCTGCTTCCCCAACTACTATTACTTTGCCTACTGGCACAGACTTGGCGCGGCCTTGGGTGCTACTGCTGGCACTACGCTGGACTTGTTTGTTGACAACACCGCTGGCGCATCAACTGTGACTATCGCTGTTGCTACAAACGGCATTTTGTCTGCCGCCGCAGCCGCTGGCTCTGGTGCTGGTGCAGGTCTGTTGACCGTTGCATATGGCGTGACTGGCATTGGTTGCTTCCGCATCATGTTCTCTAGCGCCACTGCATACGTGTTCTCTCGTATCGCTTAATTGATCTAGGGGGCTTCGGCCCCCGTTTACAAGGAGATTAATTATGATGCAAACAGACGTAAAATCAGCGCACGTTGAAGCTACCGGCACTATAGTGTCTGGTCGCAACCGTTTAAAAGGCTATCAGTGTTTGTCTGGCGGTACAGCTGGAGATATTATTTTCCGTGACGGCGGGGCCACTGGCCCAATCCGACTGCAATTTAACATCCCTAAAAACACCAACAACCCGTTTGCAAACTTGATCCCCGGCGAGGGCATTTTGTTTACAACAGATATCCATGCAACACTGGCAACAGGCGCAAAAGTCACGGTGTTCTATGGCTAAGAGTCCAGCATGGCAGAGGAAAGAGGGGAAGTCCGAGAAGGGCGGTTTGAACGCCAAAGGACGGGCTTCCTACAACGCGGCAAACCCCGGGAAACCGGGACTGAAACGTCCTCAACCCGAGGGCGGCTCACGCCGCGACTCCTTCTGCGCCCGCATGAAGGGGATGAAAGAGAAGCTGACCAGCGCAAAGACAGCCAACGATCCGGATTCACGGATCAATAAGTCTTTGAGGGCGTGGAACTGTAAGGATGGTGGCTATGTAACTGCGGCTGATGGTTGCGCTATAAAAGGCAAGACAAAGGGACGGTATATATGACTACACAATCCGACACAGTCAAAAACACGCTGGATGTTGTTTCGGTGTTTGCAACCGTAGGATCGTTCTTGGAAATGTTTACCCCAGTATTCGGTCTTATTGGCGCAGTCTGGACAGTGATGCGGATCGCTGAAATGATTGCGGGTAAACCCTTCTCTGAGTTGATTCGTAGAAAAAAGGGTGACTGACTATGGCCGCGCCTTTACTTGGACTAGCTAGCTTGATTGGGCGTGAGTATGCCTATACAAAACCTACTTACGCCGAGCAGGACGCTTTACTCAAGGTTTTAAGCCCGCAAACGTATTACGGTAACCAACTGATTAACTACCTTACAGACAAGTTTGGTGTTCGTAGTAGTTTACCAAGCGCACAAAACACGATGGAGAATGCTGCCCGCACACTTTACGGTAGCGGGCCACAAAATATAGACATAGCAGAAGAAGAACGGCTAATAGAAGAGATACAGGCGCGCGCTAATTCTCCCGCTGGTATAGCTAAATTTGAGAATAATGTGCGGGATATGGAGTACGGCACTATTAACCCCGCGTCGTCTTTCTATGTTGGCCCTGACACAGAAGATAGCGAACGGTTTAAGCTTAACGAAACAATGCTCCCAAGAAGGTTAGATAGCGTTCCTGTGGAAAGTAACTTTACACCCGCACAACTTGAAGCATTGCGTGATCGCATATACGGCACTCAAGAACAAGTTGGCCCCCAACAAGAACTTTCTGGCCCCGGTGGTGGCTTTGTGCCAGTAGGAGGTGCTGGTGGCGATTTTATGCCCCAAGGTGGCGGTGACTTCATGCCGGGCGGTTACGAAAAGAATCCGTTTGATGTAGAGTTTGAGGACGTTCAGCAGTACTTACGCGGTGGCGTTGTTGGGCGTAGGCGGGCATAATGCCAAGCACGAGTAAGAAGCAACACAATTTCATGGCAGCGGTGGCTAACAACCCATCGTTTGCTAAGAAAGTAGGAGTCCCGCAGTCTGTGGGCAAAGATTTTACAACTGCGGACAAGGGCCGCAAATTTTCAAAAGGTGGTGATACTATGGCTTCCAAAATGAATCCCGGAATGATGGCAATGATGGCCAAGAAAAAAGGCGCAACCAAAATGGCTGGTGGCGGCATGCCCATGAAAAACGGTAAACCTGCTTTTATCGGTGATGGCAAAGGCATGAACAAAGGCGGTATGGCAATGGGCAAAGTTAAAACAGCCGCCCCTAGCCGTGATGGTATTGCTGAAAAAGGCAAAACCAAAGGCAAGATGGTCAAGATGAACATGGGCGGCAAAGCCTGCTAAGGAGTTAATTATGGGCTTACCTCTTGCTTTCCCGCTTGTAAGCGGAATTGTTGGTACCGCTGGCTTCCATGCTCTTAAAAAAGCAGAGGAAAATTCTCCAAAAAAGAAACGTGAAGCCAAAGCCGAAATAAAACGTGAGTCTCGCGGTGTTGAAAAACCGGCCAACTTTGACGCTATTGAAGAAGCCAAACAAGACGCTAAAGATGCTGCTGATCGTAAAAAAATCAGCGACATGGGCTACGCTCGTGGCGGTATGACTGCTTCTAAACGCGCCGATGGTTGCTGCATCAAAGGTAAGACACGCGGAAAGATGGTGTAATCATGATGGCCAGCCGTGGTATGGGAGACATCTCCCCTTCTAAAATGCCCAAGGGCGCTAAGAAAGCCCGGCGGGACGACACCGACTTTACCCAGTACAAAGAGGGTGGGAAGGTCAACGCTGCGGGCAATTACACAAAGCCAAGTCTTCGCAAGAGGATTGTGTCTCAAGTAAAAGCCGCAGCAACGCAAGGTACTGGCGCAGGTCAGTGGTCAGCACGTAAAGCTCAGCTTGTTGCCAAGAAATACAAGGCGGCTGGCGGAGGTTACCGAGATTGAAAGCGCCTCAGAAATCATTGAAGGACTGGGGCGACCAAAAATGGAGAACCAAAAGTGGTAAAAAATCTTCTGACACAGGTGAAAGATACCTTCCTGCTGCTGCGATTAAAAGTCTCAGTGCAAGTGAGTATGCTGCGACAACGCGTGCGAAACGTGCTGGCAAAAAAGCCGGAAAACAATTCGTAGCGCAACCAAAGACTATTGCAAAGAAAACGGCAGGATTTAGATGACCACTTCAGGAACCGCAGCGTTTAACCTTGACCTTAATGAATTGGTTGAGGAAGCGTTTGAGCGCGCGGGTTCGGAGTTGCGTACGGGCTACGACTTGCGTACAGCCCGTCGTTCATTGAATTTGATGTTTGCTGATTGGGCAAACCGCGGTGTCAACATGTGGACGTTTGAGCAGGGGACAATTAACCTGACTCCGGGGCTAAACAACTACGCACTACCCGTAGATACAGTGGATCTACTTGAGCATGTCATTCGCACGGGCGCAGGGAACGTATCTACGCAGGCTGATTTGACAGTTACGCGTATTAGTGTTTCTACATATGCCACGATTCCCAACAAATTGCAACAAGCCCGCCCTATTCAGGTGTGGTATCAGCGTTTGGATGGTCAGACTTCTTCGATTGGCACCACGCTTAACGGCGGGATCACGGCTACGGCCACCACAATTACGTTGACTTCTACTGCGGGGCTGCCAGCCACAGGTTTCTTGTTGATTGAAAACGAGACTATTCAGTACGGCTACATCTCTGGCAATGTGCTTAACAACTGCTTCCGTGGGCAGAATGGTACAACTGCCGCAGCACACTCAACGGGTGTGTCTGTGTTTACGCAGAATCTGCCCTCTATAACCGTTTGGCCAACCCCAGACAACAGCACAACGTATCAGTTTGTTTACTGGCGCATGCGCCGTATTGATGATGCTGGCGGTGGTGTACGCACGATGGATGTGCCTTTCCGCTTCCTGCCCTGTATGGTGGCAGGTTTGGCCTATTACTTGGCCCTCAAGATTGAAGGCGGCGCTGAACGTCTGCCCGTCTTGAAACAACAGTACGATGAAGCTTGGCAGTTGGCCGCAGACGAAGACCGCGAGAAAGCCGCTGTACGCTTTGTACCTCGTCAAATGTTTATTGGTAGCAGTACGTAAATGGGCAATCGGTTTGCTTCTGGCAAGAACAGTATCGCCATGTGCGATAGGTGTGGCCAACAGTTTAAACTAACGTCGCTTCGCAAAGAGATTCAGAAGACCAAGATTTATAATTTGCTTGTGTGCCCGCAGTGCTGGGATCCAGATCAGCCGCAGTTATTGCTTGGTATGTATCCGGTGGATGATCCACAGGCAGTTCGTAACCCACGCAAAGACACAACGTACGTTACGGCAGGCACAAACGCTAGTGGTAGTTTGACTGGTGGTTCGCGGGATGTTCAGTGGGGGTGGAACCCCGTTGGTGGGTCAAGTAATTTTGATGTCGCTTTGACGCCAAACTACTTGGTGGCAACGACGTTTGTTGGTACAGTTACAGTAACCGTTACATAGGAGTCTAATATGGACAAGAAAGATTTAGCCCAAGACAAGAAGATGATTAAGTCTGCTGTCGGCAAGCACGAGAAAAACATGCACCCCGGCAAAAAGCCTACAAAGCTTAACAAGGGCGGTAAGACCGATGCGATGATGCTTAAGTATGGTCGCGGTATGGCTAAAGTCATGAACCAGCGTGGAGGCTAATCATGGCCAAGATCAACAACCTACCTGCTTCTGCATACGCAGGCCGTGCTAAAGAAGCTTTGGCTGACTTAGCAGGTCGCGCAAATATGGGCAAAGCCGACACCGTTAATATGAGCGTTGGTAATATCAGCAAAGCTGCTGGCGATATTGGCGCTAAAACAACCGGTACCGTCACCCGTGGCAATGGATGCGCTACCAAGGGAACTATGGCCCGAGGCCCGATGGCATAACTATGACCAAGACTGAGCTTTACGCTGCAATACAGGCATACACGGAGAACACGGAAGCAGATTTCGTGGCTAATATTCCCGTGTTCGTTACGCAGTCTGAGCAGCGTATTTATAACTCGGTTCAGTTCCCCTCGATTCGCAAGAACGTGTATGGGCAGGTGACGGCAAACAACAACTACCTTCAGTGCCCTACAGATTTTTTGGCGGTGTACTCTTTGGCCATCATTACGGGTGTGACGGGCGGTGACTTAAATACAGGTACGTACGAGTATCTGTTGAACAAAGACGTTAACTTTATTCGTCAAGCGTACCCCACAGCCAATGAAACAGGCTTGCCTCGTTACTACGCCTTATTTGGCCCACGTTCAGATAATGCAGACGAGTTGACGTTTATTCTTGGCCCAACACCAGATTCAGGTTACTACACCGAACTGCACTACTATTTCTACCCCGAGTCAATTACAGTAGCGGCAAACGAACGTACATGGCTTGGCGACAACTTTGACACAGTGTTGTTGTACGCATCTTTGGTTGAGGCTTACACATACATGAAGGGTGAAACCGACATGATGCAGTTGTACAACCAGAAGTTCATGGAAGCATTAGCGCTTGCAAAACGTTTGGGCGATGGTATGGAGCGTCAAGACGCTTATCGTTCTGGGCAGTTCCGTCAGAAGGTAACTTGATATGTCGATTATCCAAACCCAGACCACTAGTTTTAAGGCGGAGCTTTATCAAGGCATACATGACTTGACGACCGATGTAATCAAGATTGCCCTGTACACGGCTAACGCCAATCTGAATGAAGACACAACTGTGTACAGTTCAACTGATGAAGTGGCGGCTACTGGTACGTATTCGCTTGGCGGGGCACAGTTGACTCCCATCACAATCGGCACGTCTGGCTACACAGCTTTTGTAGGCTTTCCAAACATCTCTTGGACAGGCGCAATCACTGCAAGATGTGCGTTGATTTACAACGATACCGTTGCCGGTAAGCCTTCTATTGCTGTGTTGGACTTTGGTTCTGACAAGACATCCGTTGGTACATTTACAATCACCATGCCCGCAAACACCGCTACGGCGGCTCTTATTCGTTCTTCTAACTAGGAGTCATCATGACTATTGAAAAAACTAAAGCCACCGACGTAGTTTCTGGTGGCCTGACTTGTAACACCAAAGCTGGTGAAGCTGCACAAGCTTCAGGCAAATATTACGTTGAGTGCCATGATAAAGATGGAAATTTAAAGTGGACTGCTGAGTCTAAGAACTTGGTGGTTAACGCTGGCTTGCAGTACATGGCTGGTAGTGCTCTGACTTCAGTAACCCAGATTACCACTTGGTATTTGGGTCTGTACGGTGCGGCAGCTTCTAACACCCCTGCGGCTGGTAACACAATGGATTCCCATGCTGGCTGGACAGAAGTTGTGCCTTACAGCAACGCAAACCGTGTAACGGCTACGCTTGCAACAGCTACGACTGCTAACCCATCAGTTGTGACTAACTCTGCTTCACCAGCCGTGTTTAACATCAATGCAACAGCAACTGTGGGCGGTGCATTTTTGACAAGCGACAATACTAAGAGTGGCACAACAGGCACATTGTTCTCTGCTGCTGACTTTGGCTCACCCGGTGATCGTTCTGTGGTTGACGGCGATACATTGTCTGTGACATACACATTCAGCTTGGCAGCTTAATATGGCCGGGTGGGGTGACGGCTACTGGGGCGAACAAGGGTGGGGCGGTTTTACCGCCTTCACTAGCTCCATAGACGAAGCCTCCACTGGAACAGACGCAGTTGTTTCTGCGCTTAGCGTAGCCCCCACTGTCAGTGAGACAGGTACAGGCACGGACGCACTTGCAACAAGTAAACTGTACACCTCTGATGTAACCGAAGCCGCCACAGGCACAGAAGTCGTACTCGGTTCACCTGTTTATGACGCAGAGGTAGTCGAGTCAAGTAGTGTTTCAGACGTTGTTGTTTCTGCTATATCTGTGGGCGCGGCGATTACTGAAGCCGCTACCGGTTCAGATTCACTTGCTGGTGGGGAAGTTTACGATGCGTCAGTGGCGGGTACGGGCTGGGGCGAAAGCGCATGGGGCTATAACTCTTGGGGCGGTATCGGTGAAATAGCAGTTGCTACAGATGCCGTAACGTCTACGCTGACAATCAACGTAAGCTTGTCTGAAACAGCTACAGGCACAGACGTAGTTTTAGCAGGATCAGCGTTTGCGGCGCAGGTTACTGAGACAGCTACAGGTAGCGATGCAATTACGGCAGGGCCAACATACGCAGCAACAGTAGTTGAGACGGCCACAGGGTCAGATGTAGTGTCTAGCATCCAGACTTTTGCGGTAAACGTAAGCGAAGGCGCTACGGCTACAGATGTTACAAACGGCGGTTTCCTTGTCTTTGGTACGATTGAGGAATCCGCAACAGGATCAGACGCGGTTGTTTCAAAGTTTACAGCTTTTGCGTCAGTTACAGAGAGCGCAACAGGATCAGACGCAATTACCGCAAAAGCGGGTTTTGCAACGGTGGTAACGGAAAGCGCAACGAGTGCGGATACTTTAGCGGCAGCAGCGGCTTTTGTGGCATCAATTACGGAAATGGCAACGGGCACAGATTCAATCACAGCACGGCCTTTCTGGGAAATAATAGATGACACGCAGGACGCAAACTGGCAGAATATTAGCAATACGCAAACAGCAGGTTGGACTGATGTTGCGACGACATAGGAGCATTTAAATGGCAGCGACAACAACAGAACTAGGGTTAGTAACCCCAACGCAGGGCGACCTTACGGGTACGTGGGGTAATGTCGTTAATAACGGTATTACTGAATACACCAACATTGCTATTGCTGGTACAACTACTTTTAACGGCGATGGCGCGGTAACTTTGGCTAACACCACAGGTAACGCTTCTAATTCAAACATTGCTTCAACTTCTGCGCAGTACGCAGTTGTGCGGGTAACAGGCACGCTGACCACACCTAAAATAATTACTGGCCCGAGCTACAGTAAACTGTACTTGGTAGATAACGCAGCCACGGGAAGCACAGTTTCTTTTATTCGTGCTGGTCAAACACCTGCCGTATCAATTGCAGTGGGTGAAAGAGCGTTTGTGTACTACAACGGCACTGACTACGTAAAAGTTTCGTCAAGTCTGTTAGCAGTTTCGGGCGGTTTCTCAACAACATTTACTGTTGGCGCAGCTACAAATGTTACGTTGCCCTCGTCTGGTTCACTGGGCTACCTCAACATCCCTCAGTCTGGCTCAGCCAAAACCACCAGCTACACACTTGCTACATCTGACATTGGCGAGTTTATTGAAATTGGTTCTGGCGGCAGTATTGTGGTTCCCAATGCTACATTTGCTGCCGGTGATGCGGTTGTGATTTTTAACAACACTTCTGGTGCAATCACCCTGACCATGTCAATCACCACCGCTTACATTGGCGGCACAGATTCTGACAAAGCTACGATTTCGTTGGCAACACGCGGCATTTGCAACGTGTTGTTCATTTCGGGTACTGTTTGTGTTGTCACAGGTAACGTAACATGAGTGGAATTCTAATGATGGCTGTGGGGAACTCCTATGGGAGCGCCCCCGTTAATACGGTTGCACCTGCTGTTACCGGCACGGCCACCGTTGGACAAACGCTTACAACGACTAATGGTACATGGCTAGGCGCACCAGCGCCAACGTTCACTTATCAATGGCAACGCTCTGGATCAAACATTGGCGGGGCAACTTCTAGCACATACGTACTTGTTGCAGCAGATTACGCCAACACAATTCGCTGCGTTGTAACAGCCACTAACTCAGTTGCACCTTCTGGTGTTTCGGCTAATTCCAACTCTACAGCTTCTGTGGCGGGTAATGCTCCGGTAAATACCGTGGCTCCCGTTGTTTCAGGTACAGCTACATTTGGTCAAACTCTTTCAACAACCAACGGTACATGGACAGGTGTTCCAACACCTACATTCACATATCAATGGCAACGTGTCACTACCAATATCAGTGGTGCAACTTCTAGTACTTATGTGCTTGTTGCCGCTGACGTTGGAAACACAATTCGCTGTGTTGTAACTGGAACAAATGCAGTATCTGCTGTAAGCGCAAACTCCAACTCTACCGCGACCGTAGCGGCTACGGTTCCCGGCGCACCGACAATTGGTACAGCTACACAGACTAGCTCTACAACAGCGACTGTTGCGTACACAGCGCCAGCAAGCAATGGTGGTGCAACCATCACACTGTACACAGCTACATCTTCGCCCGGCGGTGTGACGGGAACTTTAGCTACGGCAGGTTCCGGCACAATTACCGTTTCAGGTTTGTCGCCTTCTACAACCTACACATTTACAGTTAAAGCCACCAATTCTGTTGGTCAAAGTGCTGCAAGTGGGGCAAGTAATTCAATAACAACACCGCTACCAGCAATTGGCGCGGCTTTTGGTGGTGGATTTTACGCTGGTCAGATTGGTGTAAGTGGTACAGCTACGCACAACTTAGTTGTTGGCCCTACGGCATCTGCACAAAATTTAAGCATAAGATATAGAAACACAGGGTCGGGAGTAGCTGGCACGGACTCGGATATTGATGGCCCAACAAATAGTGCTAACCTGAACAGTTCAGGTAATCCCGCAGCTTTCTTCTGCAAAGGTTTAACCATTGGCGGGTTTTCTGATTGGTATATGCCAGCTAAGAATGAGCTTGATGTTTGCTATTTCAATTTAAAACCCGACACCGCATCAAATTCTACCGCTTCAGGAATAAACCCTAATGCAGTACCAGCTAGGGCTTCAAACTACACGGCTGGAACACCTGCACGAACTTCGGCAACAGCGTTCCAAAGTCCAAACTCAGAGGCGTATGTAAATGGCTATTACTGGTCAAGTACCCAGAATACTGCTGCTACCGGAAAAGCATGGTTACAGAACTTTAGTAACGGTCGTCAGTACGGCAACTACTACAAAACTCAATATAACCGTGTTCGAGCAATTCGTAGAGTTGCCGTTTAAACAGTTAATTCTTTTCTTTAACGGACAGCTTACAAAACTTGTTGGAGTAAAAGAGACATTATGTATATCGTAATAACCGAAGTAGATGCAGTAACTAAAATACCTTGCACAGTAGAGCCACAACGCACTGGCCCATCTTTGCCCGATATTAAGGGTTGGACTCATTTGTGGCATAACAGTTCAACTTGGCCTGTACCAACCGACGTTAATGGCACATATCTTAGAGCGCCAATGTACTATGGCACTTGCGATGACGATGCAGACACAACTGTTGCAGGTGTTTTGCAAGTATTGACAGAGGCAGAGTACACCGCAGCTAGAACTGCTGAACATGAAGCCCGTAAACCTTATCCATCTTGGATTGGTTACTTGGACACAATGACATGGGCAGCGCCAGTAGCAAGACCAGCTAATGCGATTATCAATGGCGGTAATGTGCGTTATGAATGGGATGAAGCCACAATCAGTTGGGTCGCACAATCAGACTAAGCATGAAAGAGTTTTTCTTTATCTCAGGTTTGCCAAGGTCAGGCTCAACCCTGCTTTCGGCTATCTTGCGTCAAAATCCTGAGTTTTATGCAGATATTTCTTCGCCAGTACAAGGGTTGGTTGCATCAACCATTAACGTCATTACGGCAAGTGAGAGCAATCACTTAGTAGATGAAGACAGACGCAAGCAGATACTTATAGACTTGTTTAATGCTTACTACAAAGCAGTCACACCAAACACAGTATTTGACACTAGCCGAGGTTGGACTGCTAAAACATCTCTTTTAAAAGATCTCTACCCACAGACCAAGATCATCTGTTGTGTTCGGGACTTGCCTTGGATACTTGATAGTTTTGAACGTATTGCGGCTAAGAATTCTTTGTATGGCGCAACACTAACAGATGACGAAGCAAAGCAGACTGTTACCACAAGGTGCGATGCTTTGATGGATGTGAAGAAGGAAGGTCAGGTGGTCAAGCCCTATTACTTCCTAGAAGAAGGTTTACTGTTAAACCCTGACATGATTATGTTGGTTGAATACGAATCTTTGTGCAAACAGCCTGAGAGCGTGATGCGTGAGATTTACGGGTTTATTGGCAAGCCTTATTACGGGCATGACTTCAAAAATGTGGAGTATGAGAATGAGGTGTATGACAAAGCCTTGAACATGAAAAGTCTGCACACAGTCAGGAAAGAAGTGACGTGGCAAGAACGCCCATCAATTCTCCCTAGATCAGTTTGGGATAAGTATGCGGGAAAAGACTTCTGGCGCACACCCGCACCAGAGTTTGCAATCAAACAACTTTATAAGGTCAAGGGATGAAAAGAATTCTAGTTATGGGTTTGCCCGGTGCTGGTAAAACGTACCTTGCGCAACACATTCTTGACCACTTACAAGAGAACAAAAAGACAGTCATGTGGCTCAACGCCGATGACGTGCGTAAAAAATACAACGATTGGGACTTTTCCCATGAAGGCCGTATTCGCCAGAGTTTGCGAATGCGTGATCTTGCTGACAGCTACGATGTGGATTATGTGATCTGTGACTTTGTTGCCCCTCTGGTTGAGATGCGTAACAACTTCAAGGCTGATTGGACTGTCTGGGTTGATACTATTAACCAAGGTCGATTTGAAGACACAAATAAGGTGTTTGTTGCCCCAGAGCAGTATGACTTTAGGATTACTGAACAAAAGGCTGAGAAGTGGGGTGAGTTCATTGCCGCCCACATCTTGGACAACCGTCAACGTCCTGTCTTTGATTGGCAAAAAGAGACTGTCCAAATGCTTGGCAGATGGCAGCCGTGGCATGAGGGTCATCGTAAGCTGTTTGAGAGAGCATTGGCAAAAACTGGCCAAGTTGTTATTCAGATTAGAGACTGTCAGGGTTGGAACGGCTCAAACCCGTTTGCGGCCAATCAGGTCAAAGACTTTATCAAGCGTGATTTAGACCCCTTGTATCAAGGCCAGTATGAAATTCAACTTGTGCCTAATGTAGTTAATATTACCTATGGTCGGGATGTTGGCTATAAAATTGAGCAAGAGTCTTTTGACGACGCCACTCACGCTATTTCAGCGACCAAAATACGTAAACAAATGGGTGTGTGATGCGGGACTGGGCTGAAGCACTTATTGCGGCGGCCTGTCTTGTGGCCTTTGTCATCTTTGGCACTTACATGATTGCATGGGGTTGGGTTTGAAATGATTGACATTACCAAAGCAATTGGAGCCGTTGCCGCTACCGTTGCCGCACTAGGTGGCAGTTACACGCTTGCCGATAAGTTTGGTTGGTTTGACCGCGCAATCATTGAATGGTCGCCTGAGAACTTTAAGATTGTGGCAGAGGCTGGCAAGCCAATCAATGTCACGGTTGCACGAATAAAGAAGCGGGACGACTGTTCTGTCGAGAGTTTTACGCCAAGCATTCGTGATGCGGCTGGCATGGTGCACGAAGCCACTACCACTGCAAGTAAGTTCAGCGGCCCAGCAGGGCCAGAGATCGACACATTCACCTACGAGTTGACAATGGTGAGAAAAGAAAAGATTGCCAGTGGCAAGGCTACTTTGCTGGCAACGATCAAATACAAATGCCCTGAAGGGGAGCGTGTTGTTCAGTACCCCCGCCATGCGAATTTAAGTTTTGAATTGAAATGATTGATCCGATCACGGCACTAGAAGGGTTGCAAACTGCAATCAGTGTCGTTAAAAAAGCTAGTAAAGTCGCTAGTGATCTGGCAGGTCTAACACCGTCAATTGCCAAGCTTTTTGATGCCAAGTCAACCGCTACGAAGGCCATGCTTCACGCCAAGCGTACGGGCGGTAAGTCTAACCTTGGTGCGGCGTTACAAATTGAAATGGCTTTGGATGAAGCCAAGCGGTTTGAAGAGCAGTTAAAAATGTTGTTCATGCAAGCTGGGCGCATAGACGTGTGGAACGCAACCAAAGCCCGTCAAGCTGAAATGGACAGGGATGATGCCAAAGAGATGGCGGCCTTACACGCTGAAGAGAAAAAGCGCAAAGAGGCCGAGGCCGAACAGATGGAGTGGGCAATTGCCATTGTAATTATTGTGATGTTTGTTGGTGCTGTTGGCTGGGGGCTTACACAAATTAACGAACTATGCGCTACAGCAAGGTGTGGGCGGTGAATGAGTACCAAAAACAGTTTGACCTC